TCCTTCAGTGCAAGGAACGGTGATCGTCCTCTGTCCTACCAGCGAACTCCAACGGAAGTACGCGAGCGACCTCGAAGCCCCATCCCGCGCCCTTACTTGTCACAAAGGTCTGGGTTCCATCGAGAGGTTCAACCCCACCCTCGTCATCATCGAGGAAGCTTTTACGTTACCGATCGCCTACGTAAACGCAATCGCCTCAAAATACAAAGTCCTCCTGGTTGGCGATCCTCAACAGATTACGCACGTCGATTTCTCCGGGCTTTGGTCGGCCACCACAAAATTGGAAAAGATCATCCAATACATCCCCACCGAAGAAATGCTCGTCTCGAAACGCTGTCCCGTCGACGTCACCGCTCTGCCCGTCATGCGCCGCGCATACCCCCAGATTCGTTCTTGTTCCCAAGTCAAGACATCCATACATCACGTCCATCCTGGTTTCCGACGCGGGGATGCCAAGATTCTGACCATTTGTCAGGCCGAGAAAGCGCGCATCAACGGTCCCCTCGGAGAAGGTAACGCAAACACCGTCGCCGAGGTACAAGGCCAGACTTTCCCTAGCGTAATCCTGCATTACGCCGGCCTCAAAGCTGAACGGGAATTACTCGAACGCTCGCCAAACTACCTCGTCGTCGGGTTGACTCGCCACACCAATCAACTTTTCATCCGAGACGAGACAGCCGGCGAATCGAACGACATCACTCGGTTCATCAATGATTCCGCACCTGTTTCATTTTATGCTGACAGGTCCAACATCGACCTGAATGCACTCGACGCGCTCACTAACATCAAACCCATCGTCGCCGAGAACACCGATGAATCCCCCATCCCGTACGCCGCCAACAACACCGACGAGAGTGCATGCGCGATGTTGCTCCACAAGTATTTCCCCGCGCCCCTCCTGACGGAACAACAAGCCACCATGACCACACACCTTGATCATGGCGACGACATGAAAGGTGTCCTGAGACTCGAACAAGTTTACACAGATGAACTCCACCAAGCCAGCCCCCACTACGTCTACAAATTTGTTGCCGGCCAACGAGTCAAAGTCACCCGTTCCACAGATCAGAGAATGCTCGTCAAGTCCATGCTCAAACGCCTCACCGCCCACACGAAGAACCTCCCGGAAGTCGCTGCCGAACGTCTTGCAAAGCGTCTCTTCGACAATCTTGCCGCTGAATTCGATTGGACCGTATCCACTGCCGATTTGCACACTTGCCTCGTGCAAGCGATGGATAAATTCGAAAACCGTGGCCACGACCTTTCGGAGCTTAAAGACATAGCAACCTGGACTGAGCGCTCTACGAACATGGTCAA